AGACGCAATGGCGCGCCGGTCCTGTGGGGGTGATCGGGATGGACTATGGCGCAGTGGCGTGGGTGCTTAGACTGCGGTCAGTGACTGATGAGGCTGCGATGCTGAGCGATCTGCAGATCATCGAAGCTGAGATCCTGCAGGCATTAGGCGAGCAGCAGAAATGAACCTTGATGCTGTCCTTAAGGTCAGGGCCGATGTCCAGGGGCAGGGCGAAATTGATGGCCTTAGCAAGAGTTTTGGCAACCTAAACCGCCTGGCGCAAGTTGCGCAGGGCGGATTGAGCCGCATGGGGCAAGCGGCAAAAGGTGTCAGCGGGCTGATGTCTGGCTTGCTGGCGGCAGTTGCGGCTGGTGGCGTGGTAGCACTCGGCAAAAGCGCGATTGATGCTGCGGACGATCTGAATGATATGAGCCAACGTACTGGTGTTGCCGTTGAAACGCTTAGCCGCTTTGAGCGGGCTGCCAAGGATAGTGGCACTAGCGTTGAGACAGTGGCAAAAGCAATGGGCAAGCTAAGCAAGGGCCTTGCTACTGCCGAAAACGGAGCTAATACATTTGGAACTGCAGTACAGCGATCGGCAAGAACAGCCGAAGATGCAATCAAACAAAGTGAGCGGCGCCAGATTGATGCTATACGTGAAAGCACTAGAACGAAGATAGGCATACTTGAGGACGAGACAGACAAACGGCTGCGCGAGTTGAACAATCGATACAGAGAAGAGCAGATTCTTTTAGATGATCGGTTTGATGACCAAGCGGATCGCCAGCGGCAAGCAGCTGACAAGGCATTGCGCTTGCAAGAGCGCCAGATTGATCGTCAATTCGAGATGCGTCGCGATGCTATTGAATCCGACAAAGCGCTGTCAGATGCTGCTAGAACTCAACTGATTGAATCGCTGAAAGCTGAGCAGGAAGATGCATTGAGCGCATTAGCAAACCGCAATCAAGCATTGCAAAAAGAACGCGAGCGACAACTGCGCGATGCACGACGCGCAGAGGATAATGCATTACAAGAGAGAAAATATGCAGAGGAAAAGGCACTTAAAGATTCGTTAGCTGCGCAGAAAGCGATTGGCGAACAGTCGATGCAGGGTCAAATTGAAGAGATAAAGAAGCAAGTCGCTAGCCAGATTGCTGTCTTGAACGGTGGCGGACAAAGCGTGCGGGCAGCATTAACATCACTTGGCATCTCAGCTATTGATGCACAAGGGAAGTTGATGCCGCTAGATGCGATCATGCTTGAAGTTGCTGATCGATTTAGCAAGATGGAGGATGGCGCTCAAAAAAGCGCACTAGCACAAGACATCTTTGGTAGGTCAGGCGTTGAGTTGATTCCGATGTTAAATAATGGCAGGGAAGCGCTAGAGAAGTATCAAGCCACGATTACTTCGCCAATGGCGAAAGCCGCAGATCAATTCAATGAATCAATTGCCAGAATACAAAGTGCGATTGCTAGGCCATTTGATAGAGCTGTGGAGATGGCACTTCCTGCTATCACTAAAATTGCAGAAGGCATTGCCAAAGTTGCAGAAAAAGCAGAACCTACTATTACTAAGATCGGATATGCTATCGCAGGCGCAATTGAAGCGTTCAGCAACCTGCCAGGCCCTGTGCAGAATGTAATCTTGGTGGTGGGCGGCGCAATTGCGGCATTGCTTGCGCTGCTGCCAGTCATCGCTTCGGTGGCCACGATCGTTGCCGGCTTTGGTCCATTGTTCGCCGCTGGTGGTGCATTGGCAAGCGCTGGCAGCATCATCGCCGGATTGGCTACTGCTTTCATAGTATTGATCACAGGCCCTGTCGGGATTGTTGCCTTGATCGTGGCAGCAGGCGTCGCGATTTATGCGTTCCGCGATCAGATCGGCGCTGCTTTTGGCGCTGTGGTTAATTTCATCGGCAATGCATTTAATACAATCGGCAATCTTCTGAAGGCCGGCGCCAAGGCTTATATGGACTACTACGTGAAGCCGATCCTAGGCTTCTTCAAGGGTCTTTATGATGGCGCCGTTGATATCTTCAAGAAGATCGGCGGCGCAATCGGCGGCGCGTTTAAGGTCGTCGTCGATACAATCAAGGCCGTGTTTCGCAGTGTGCTGCAATATCTCGCCAGTCGCGTTAATGCCGTGACAGGGCTGATCAATATCCTGATCGCAGCATTCAACCGGCTGCCGGCACCTGATATTCCGCTGATTCCTAAGCTCACCGTGCCGGAGTTTGCGCAGGGTGGTGTCGTCAGCCGGCCGACGCTTGCGATGGTAGGCGAAGGTGGCGAGCGTGAATACATCGTGCCGGAATCTAAGATGGCAGCCGCCAGTACTAATTACCTGGCAGGCGCACGTGGCGGCAATGTCCTGGCGGGTGCTACTGCAGGCGGTGCGCCGGTCATCAATGTGACGACGGGCCCGGTGATGGAGTTCAACGGCGAGCGCTACGTTACGGTGGCCGACATGGAGCGGGCCATGCGTGCTACCGCTAATGGCGTGATCGGCCGGCTGCGGACGCCATCGGCTCGCATCGCGCTGGGGATGGCCTGATGAGAGCCCAGAGCCAGTATCTCCGCATCTACGACAGCGGCGGCACCACGTATCAGCGCTGGCAGAGCTATTACGCCAACACCAGCGTCACATGGGCCAGCGCCAAGTGGCTTTATGTGCCGTTCATCGCCGATGGCATCACGGCTGGCGTCAGTGGTGATGAGTCAAATGTGACGATTACCGCAGCCGCTACCAGCATGGTGATCGACGCATTTGAAGCCGCGATTCTTGATGGCCGCCTGGTGGACCTCAGCATCTATCAGTTCGATTCCAACAGCGGCAACGATTCTCCACAGGCCAGCCAGCAGCTGGTGGCTGGTTACACCGGCCAGGTGACAGGTGGCGCGGCCACGCTGACGACATTGACCCTACAGCTCGGCTCTGCGCTGTCGCCGGTTGGTGCGCAGGTGCCGCCGCGCAAGTTCACCACGGCCATCATGGGTCAAGGGGTGCGCGAATGAGCTGGATCACGACCACCGACCCATTGGCGCTGCTGGCGATCCAAGCCGGCCAGATCAATGCACCAACGCCTGGTGGCGCTGCAGAAGCAAGTACAGACCTCGATAGCCCGCAGCGCTTCATCCAGATCGGCGAACCGGTGCCGATCGTGTTTGCCCGGTTCCGTAATAGCAAGGGCGGCATCCTCATCAGCCCTGGCGCCAGCGAAGCCCGCTTCGAGAACGACGCCAGCAATAATGTCACCGCTTACTATCACCTACCGCTGAGTGAAGGGCAGATCGACAGCATCCCGGTGAAGGATGTGTTCCAGCAGGCGTGTCGCGTTGGCGACCATACGCAGACCTACGACCGCCGCGCTGGTACCTGGACGCCGGGCAACTACATCACGCAGCAGGTTGGCTATGACCTGCCCGCTGCACCATATTTCTGCGGCAGCGTCGGGTTGTATCCCAACATCAGTACGCTCAGCTTTAATGTCACGATCCCGGACGGCTTCGATCAGTACAACCGCCAGGTGCATTTGTTCATCCGTGGCGGGATGTATGTCACGCGGATCTACGACAGTGTGACCGGGCCTAGCGATAACTTCGCAGATCTTGTGAAGTGGCTGCTGGTGAACACATCGCGTGTGCCGAGCGCGATGATCGACAACGCAGCACTGCTGTCGGCCGCGACTTTCCTGGAATACAACGGCTTTACCTGCAACTGCGAGCTGCGCGAGAGCACAAATTACGCTGATCTCGTCGCGGAATGGGCGCCGTACTTCCTGCTAGGTGAATCCAACAATGGCGGCAAGAAAGGCCTGCGGCCGCTGCTGCCTGTTACCGCAGCAGGGCAGATCAAGACCACAGCGATCACGCCTGAATATGTGTTCACTGATGACACGGTAATCGCCGGCTCTGTCGAGATCGACTACCTATCCCTGGCTGATAGGCTGCCGTTCGTGGCCCAGGTGATCTGGCGCCAACAACTGGAGAGCGACATCGGCATCATCCGTACAGCGGAGGTGCGTTATGCCGGCACTGCCGAGAGCGGCCCTTATGAGACGCATGACCTCAGCGCGTTCTGCACCAGCGAAGATCATGCCGTCAAGGTTGGCGCTTACATCCTGGCCAAACGCGTCTACCCAACGCATGTGATCCGGTTCTCGGTGCGCCCGCAGAGCCACAACACCAGCGTCACCGTGGGCGACATTGTGGCAGTCAGCTTGACGCGCGAGGCTACAAACTACGTCGCCTCGATGCACAATTATCTGTATCAGGTGGAGCGCATCACGAAGACATTGGCTGGCGATGTGAGCTATGAGGCCACGCACTTCCCAGTCGATGAGCAGATCCGCAGCCTAATTGCATTGGATGTTGCCGCCGCGACTGGCACTGGCATCATCATCCCCAGTGGCCGCACTGGGGTGAGCTGCGATGTGAACTCCAGCACGGACAATACGATTCCAGTGGAGGAGTTCATCGAGCCCGGTGATGTTAACGATCCAGGCGGCGGCGACATCAACGACCCAACTGAAGGATCGATCGGCACTGGCGTTTCTACTGAAGCTGGTAATCAATCTGAGCTAACACCAAGTGGCTCGGCATCACCTTCTGGCGGCGGTAGCGGCTTTGGCGTTACTAGCGTTAAATACAATCCTTTTATCCTTGACTGGATTGCTCAGCTAGTTGCAGATAGTTTTGACACCGGCAAAACGACATTGCCATTTACGGTTTATCCATCAGGAACTGTCGCAGATGGTTCTATGTTGACGTCTACAGATCCGTGCCCGGGCAGTGCCGTCAGTACGGCTGTTTATTACGGGACTGATGCCGACGGCTTTACCGAGATAACCGACAGGGTACAAGCGAACGGCGGCGTGATTGTTGGTTATTTTGACATTGCTACTGCGTATCCAAGCGGGAATTATCAAATCCGCAAGATCTACTATTGCGGCGATGGTAGCAATCTGGCCTACAACATAGACGTTCCAGCGCTGCCTGCGCAGCCAGCCGGAAGCCGACTTGTTTATGTGGGAAATTACACGCGATCGGACGGCACTAGCAGCACAGTGACAAGCTACTTCTACCCGCCATATCTTGTCCCAATACCGGGATCGCCTAATTTTGACGTGTGGCGCATGGATAGCTTTGGCGATGTATTTGTTGCCGGAGGTAATCTTACCAGCCTGACAATGCGCGATCTTTATAGGCAGTATCCAGGTACCGGCCAGCCCAGCGACTTGCTGATTGATTACACAACAATTTCATGATTAGCCGTCTCGCTATCTGCCAGTCATGCCCACAGCTTGAGCTGCCGCTCTGGCGATGCAAGGTATGCGGCTGCATGATGCAACTGAAGGCACGCATCCCGCAGGCAAAATGCCCGGAAGGTAGGTGGTAGCGATGGCAGTCTTCCCCAGCATCAAACCAAGCGGGCGTACCTTCACAGCAGGCGAATATCCGCACACGCCATTTGATGCTTACAGCGGCTGGCAAAATCGCGTGCGGCATAGCAATGTGATGCTCTCCAGCCAGGTGCGGCTGACCTTCACGGCGCTCACCGAGGCCGATATGCTCAGCATCCTGAGCCACTACAACGGCCAATACGGCACGTTTGAGAGTTTCGCCCTGTCATCTGATGTATGGTCCGGCGTTACTGCTAGCGACTACCAGTTGACTGGCTATCTATGGCGTTATGTAGAACCGCCAACAGTCGAGGATGTTTACTGCGACCGCTATAACGTCGAGCTAACGCTTGAAACAGCGCCACCTGATGCGGCCTTCGTCGATGGCGCCTGGTATGTCGTCACTGCATCGCTGGCGCCAGGGGCTGCGGCTGCTGCTAATGGCCTGAGCAAAACCGTCACGATCACCTTTGCCGCGACTGGTTTTGTGGTGCCAGGCTTTGATGGCACGATCACAACTAGCTTCGGTGCCGCCAATGGCATCGTGGCCAGTGTCGGCGCATCCCTAACTGCTGGCGCACCTGGCGTCGCCGGCAGTGCCAATGGTCTGACCGAGAGCGTCGCGCTGTCGCTTGTCGGCGGCACGGCGACTGGCGGCGGAACGGCAGCGGCTGATGAAGGCGCATTCTGGAGCACGTGGAACTGGCAGGACCCAGAACCGTTCCTGTTTGCCGAAGGTGCCGCAGATGATGATGCCGGATTTGCAGCGTATCTATACTGGACGCAAGACCTCTACACCGACTGGCGCTGATCCATGGCAGCCCCAAACATCAAAAGTGGATCGTCAGTCACGACGGTCACCGGCAAGACCGAAGGCTACGCAGTCACCACTAGCCTCGCTGCCGCACTGACCAATAGCGCCGCCAGTGGCAAAGTCTTCAAGATCAATACCGTCTACTGCGCCAATGTGGACGGCGCATCTGCTGCTGACATCAGCCTCAGCTACTACAACGGCACCACGGACTTCTACCTGGCCAAGACCATTGCAGTGCCGGCTGATGCCACGCAAGTGCTGGTAACCCGCGAGGCGTATATCTACCTGGAGGAAGGCGATAGCCTCCGCGCTGTTGCTAGCGCCGCCAGCGACCTGGAACTGGTCATCAGCTACGAGGAGATCAGCTGATGATTGGACTGAACTCTGGACTGCTTGGCGTACGGCGTGTACCGACTACAAGTAGCGCCTCGGGGCTATGGGTGCCGAATGAGCAGAGCCTATCGAAGCGAGCTGCAATCTGGCCCTCTACACCCGCGTCTAACCAGGCAAGATACTTTCGGCTCGCTAATTTTGCCGACACGGCCTTAAGTGCCAACACAATAGACTTCGGTGAGATTGAAGTTTACGACGAGGCCACTAAGCACACAGGCATCACATGTACCACTAACATTACATGGGATTCAGGCCTGGATAGTTACTTGGTCGATGGCCTCACTGGTACATCGCCTAACCGGTCTTACTATAGTAGCTGGAGCAGTATCCGATCAACGGCGACGATCACACTAGACCTCGGCTCAACAAAAACTGTGAGTCATATCAAAATCTTTAGCCTCTACAGTCAACCCCGCTTTCCGGCATCTTTTGACCTGCAAAGTTCAGCCGATAACGTGACTTATGCGACAGTTGCTACGGTAACTGTAGGCACGAGCTTTACCGATCTTGGAGACAACCGCTATTCAAGTGCCAAAGTTCAAGTGCTCTGATACAGCCAGTCTAGACTTCCACTAACGCGCACACGCCATGGCCAGCCTCATCTACAACTCCTGCATCGACGACATGGCGCGTGGCGCCATCGACTTCGACACGG